AGCCATTTTCTCAAGAAGAGGACGCGGGGAACAGAGAAAGGGTTTTATGTATTAATTAAAATGTATAAAAAATGAATTCAATTTTTGTATATGTTTTAATCCAAAATTGATTAAAAAAATAATTTTTTAGTTAATATCCATGTAATTTTCATCTTGATCTGGAAATTGACACTCAAAGAATTTAAATTGTAGAGATACAATAAAATTGTCATATGTTAAATTTTCTATGTTATAAACATACTTTTCACTACCAATTGGTAATTCCAAATTATTGAGATTTTCATATGTATATACTGATAAATCTATTATATTGTAATAACGTAATCTAAAAAGGTGATAAAAGACGCGTCGGTCGTTATAGTCTGTCAATGAATTCATCATATGTAAAGCTTTCTCAATAGAATCAATTGAATCCTTCATTTTTGTAAAAATGTCATTCTTTTTCATATTATATTCATCAAGTTTTCGCTTATGATTCAACCTACAAGACATCAGTAAAGCTTTTTGTTCATCGTCATGTTGTTTTTGCCATTTTGTAAAATATTCGACGATTTCGTGTTGTGTCATTTTACAAAAATCGAAAAATACTCAACAATGTAGGGATGTATTTATTATTAGTTAACCAATTAATTGTAATTCAATTTTCGTTATATGTTTTAATTCAAAATTGATAAAAAAAATTTAATTTAGTTTTTTATTCTCAATGGGACTGTTCCTTCTATATGTCCACATGTTCAAAGTGAATTCTCACCTGAAGATAAATCACCTCCATTGTGAGGGCTGTCTTTGAGACCTCATACACCAAGAAGTTTAGTGGACGAGGGTTTTGAAGACACCTGAAGAAGGCGTAGCCGTCCTTCACGGCGTGAGGATCTTTCGAATCCATCAATGATTCGATGAATTTCAAGCTTGAATCCCTTGAAGTAAGAGCCTTTTGGATGGTTTCAAGAGCCGTCTTGCGACGTACTTGTTCTGCTGTCTCAGCCTCTTCTTTGGCTTTCTGTTCCGCCAGACGCTGTGCCTTCTTTATTTCTTGTGTCTTCTCCCATTCACGAATGTAGGAAGGTTCAGGTTTGGAAGTAAGGGACATCTTCGAAGGCGAAGGAGAGAGTGTTTATGTATTATTAGTTAGTTAATTGATAATAATTCAATTTTTATATATCTATGTATCTAAAATAAGCCAACATTTTATCGTATGAATCCATTTTTACAGTCAAAGTCAATATATGGGTTGGTTAATCGTCAATCATATTAGCAATCTCATCAGGTCCATATTCTTGGATAAAATCCTGTACAGTCATCTGGTCATAACCATCCGGTATATCATCATCAATGTAAATCTCGGCAATCGTACCAGAGACTCCAGAACAACATGCCATACTGTTACCAAACAGATCCCATTCAACATCTTGAACAGTGCGAAATCCAATCATGGAACCTAGGTGACAGTTGCCGTCCGAAACTGGATACTCAACCACAAGCTCATACACTCCACAACCACCACCCATACACCCATTCTCAGGGGTAAAAATGGGACGGATTGACACATCCAATATGTGATCGTCCGTGTTGTCCATAACTTCAGGATGTGCCATCTCGAAAGAAGGTGTTTTAGATACTATATTATTAGTTAGTAATTAATAATAATTTAATAATAATAATTCAATTTTTTATATATCAATGTATGTAAAATAACTGATATTTTATAATCCACCTAAATATTTTTTAGCGAGGTAATTGAAATCATCTTGTGTATTTATTCCGATTTCAGAAGTATCAACACAATAAGATTTAATAGTATATCCCATTTCGAGAATTTTAAGCCATTCAATATCTTCAGCTAATTGGGCGGGGGTGTTTTCTGATTTTAAATATTCATATAAATATGAACGTTTAAATACAAAAATACCGATATGTGCGTAATATTTAGTTTGTGAATCCATATTACCATGTTTAGTATGTGGAATCATAGCACGAGAACAATATAAAACATTATTATCACAATCCAAAATCATTTTACCAATTGAACGATTATGTAAATCTTCATAATGTGTAATTTCGGAATGTATAGTAGTACATACCATTTTAGGATTATCAATTGATTCAAAATATTTAATAATTACATAATCAATGTTATTTGGATCAATAAATGGTTCATCTCCCTGAACATTGACGATAATTTCAAAATTATTATCGATTTGATTTAAAACTTTACATATGCGTTCTGTTCCATTAAGACATTCTTCTGACATCATTAATACAGACCCTCCGATTTCTTTAATATTATCTGATATACGATTATCATCGGTGACCACATAAACGCGACTTTTATCTAGAAATTTTGATTTTAAAGTTTGTAAATAAGTTCGTTGAATAATTGTATAATCACCAATTTTTTTTAATGGTTTTCCGGGTAGTCTTGAACTATCATATCTAGATGGAATTAAAACACAAATTTTAGAAGTATCAATATTATATTTTCCTGAATCATGCGATGGCATATATATTTATATATTATGATGTTATATATTTTAATTTTGGTACGAATTACTAAAAATATTTAATTGTAAAATGCGATAAAATGAATCTAAAAAATATAAATAATATAAATAATATTATTAAAAATGGATACAAATAATGAGATAAATCTAGAAAACAATAATAAAGAAAACAATAATAAAGAAAACAATCATATTCTAGAAGATAAAAATAAATATTTAAATAAAATACAATTAAATAAGATTAAAAAATTATTAGTATGTTTTATATGTCGTGATATATTATATGAACCGACAACATTATATTGTCAACATACTTTTTGTAATGAATGTCTAGAAAAACTAGAGGAAAATTCATTAGTGGAATGTCCATTATGTCATCATAAAGGTTTATTAGTTCCATCTCATAATTATAAAATCAATGAAATAATTGAAAAAATATTTACAAAAGAAGAATTAAAATTACGTCTAGAAAGATATAATAATCATAATAAACAATATAATACAATCGATAGAGAAATGAAACGACAAATTAAAAAAGAAGTATGGTATAATGAAATTAATCAAGATAAAACTAAAAATAATAATAATAATCAGAATAATCAATTTGGAAATAATTTTTTCTTTCCGTTGAATTTATGAAATAAATTATGATTTTAAAATAATAAAATAATGTCTATTTCAAGTGATGATTTTAATCAAACATTAAAATGTGAAATATGTAATGATTTATTATATAAACCAATGACTCTATTATGTCAACATACATTTTGTTATCATTGTTTAGAACTAGGTAAAACTATGAAAACTTTAAAAGAATGTCCATTATGTAAATTAAAATTAGAAATTCCGGATTCATCACCACAAAATAATTTAATTACTGAAATTGAAAAAATTATTTATGGAAATGAACATTTTAAATCAATTGAAACAAGAGTTAATCAAGAACAATTACATCGAAAATTAGAACCAATTGTAAGACAAGAAATTCAAGAAGCTTTCAAAAAAACAATATTAAAAACAAAAAAAGAAGATTATAAAAATATTAATATTAATCTTAATCAACAATCTGAACCAGTAAATAATAACCAACAACCATTAAATTTAACTCCAATTTCCAATGATGAATGGACAACTAAAGATATTACACGTGTAATGGAAACATTAGTTTTTATCTTTTATGCTTATAATTATTTTAATAAAATAATCCCATTACTTGGAGGAAATAAAATAAAATTATGTGTTTATTTTGGGTTTTTTCTAGCAGGATTATATTTGATTTACAAATATTATAAAATTAAAGAAATTCATCATGAAAATCGGAACTTACATTCATATTCTTTTAGCTATATTATGCCCTTAAATAATGATAATTTAACAAATGTTAATTCTTTAAGTCAATCAATTATTAATTCCATGGAAAATATAATATAACGTAAATACATTAATACATTAATAAATACTAAATAAATATAAAAATGAATAATAAAGAAAAACAAAAGATTGTAGCATTTGTCCCGATAAAATTTAATAGTAAACGTCTAGAAAATAAGAATTTTTTAGATTTAAATGGAAAACCATTGTGTTTTTGGATATTTGAAAAAATTAAAAAAATTAATGAAATTGATGAAATTTATGTATATTGTAGTAATCTTAACATTATTAAATATATTCCAGACGGGATTATTTTTAAAGCTAGACCAATTGAACTTGATTCAGATACAACACATGGAATTGAAATATATCAATCATTCGCCCGTGAAGTCTTTGCTGATATTTATTTATTAATTCATTGTACATCTCCATTAATTGAAATTAATAGTATTTCTAATGGGTTAAACTCTGTTATGTCTGGTAATTATGATAGTTCATATAGTGTTGTAAAACATCAAACATTCGCATGGTATCAAAATAAACCAATTAATTATAATTTGGACAATGTTTTACCAACACAAGAAATGGAACCCATTTATCTAGAAACTAGTGCCTTCTATATTTTTAGGAAGGATATTCTAGATTTAAATCGTCGTATTGGTTTTAATCCAAAAATAATTGAAGTGTCTAAAATCGAATCTATCGATATTGATACATATGATGATTATTTATTAGCTAAAATGTATTTTAAATTATCTAAAAATAATATATCAAATAAAAGAGATTTTATTTTGAGTCAAAAAATTAGGAATATTAAATTAATCGCATTTGATTTTGATGGAACAATTAGTGATGGAATGATTAATATTGATTCAAAATCTAAATATATTAAAAATTATTATACACAAGATGGTGAAATGATAAATTATATTAGTAAAAATAGGAAATTAAATTTTATTGTTGGGATTATATCAGGTAATAATTTAAAGTTTTTTAAGAAAAAATCAAAAGAATGGGAATTAGATTTTTTAGAAGGTGATTGTAAAGATAAATTGAAATTTTTAAAAAATTATTTAAATAAAAATAATTTATCTCTAGAAAATGTAGCATATATGGGTGATGGATTAAATGATATCGAAATATGTAAATCAGTTGGATTAAGTGGTGCTCCCGCAAATGGAAATCAAAATTTATTAGAAATTGTTGATTTTATAAGTAAATTTGATGGTGGAAAAGGTGCTGTTAAAGAATTCATTGAATTAATTGTAAAAGGAAAGAATACTATTACAAATATTTATCGTTGAATTATTTGATGAACTTAATAATTCATTTTGTTCAGGAAATAAATAATTATTTTGATTATTCTTAATTAATTGTTCTATAGTAATTTTAATTATTGATTCTATTTCGTTATCGATTCTAGAGAATAAAAAATTATATGGAATAATTTTTGAATTATGTTCTTTATTATAAAATGGGAATCTATCTTTTACCAAATCAACTTTTATGTCTATATATGGTTTATTTAAGGCGACAAATTCTTCATTAATTGAACTTGAAAAGAATATACCTAATTGACAAATCTTGATTAATTCTAAAGAATTTACAATTCCATAATCTATATCTTCAATATAATAATCACCTTTTAAAGATGAAGATGTTAATTTATCTTGTGGTCTATTTTTAACAATTATTTTATATCCATTTTTTTGTAAAATCCTATATAATTTAATAATATCCTCAAATTTTGGATAAAGTGTGTTCGATTTTTTATGTTTGTCTGGATTCTTTGGAAAAACAAATAATATATATTTTTCTTTTTCTAATTCTTTTTCTAATTTATTTTTGGATAAATATTTTTCACGAATACATTCTAGACTTAATTCTAAATTTTCATTTTTTTGAAAATTGAAATCATATTTTGGTGTTCCAGATACTATAAATTTTTTATTATAAATGTTATTTGGTAAATAATAATCTATGTATTTTTGTGTTGGAAAAATAATGTAATCAACATATTTAATATATTTATCAATAAACATAACGAATTCATAATTGACAACCAAACTAATTAATTTACTTTTATTACTCTTATCAATAAATTTATACCATTCTGGAATATTATTTTTATTTTTAATCCCAACTATATTTCCTTCAGCAACTAAATAAATAATTTTGGAATGTGTTTTTCGTCCATCATATTTTTCCAAATTATCTCTTGAAAGAACATAAACTTTAAATCCATATTTCTTAGAATATCCCATAATTTCGTTCAAATGTGATGGATTGAACGGGTCAATAAAATCCTTTTTTTCATTAGCTTTTTCTAGAAATAGATTACAATTTATACCTCTTTTACACGACTCAATACATATTGGTAAATAATAAGGTAAATAATTTATTCTATGTAATAGAAAATTTATTGTTATCATATTAAATTTTTATTTTTATATATTATATTTATTTTTCCATATTAAACAAATTTGTTTTCTTAGATAAATATAATAGAAACAATAGACGCAACATAATCAATATATTATCAATTAATATGTCTAGAATATCTAAAATTAAAAAATCTGAAACAAAAAAATCTGATAATAATTATTCTAAAAAATCCAGAACAAAAAAATCATTTTATTATTTATTTAAATCGGATTATATCCCTGAAACTTTAGTTAATAAAATTTTTTTTGAATTATATGGAAATCAATGGAAACCATATAATATTTCTAGTAATAGTATCCCTGATTTCACTCATCTAGATGGTCATTTTAATCAAGATAAATCTTTATCAACAAAATATTCTAATTTGCGTAATGTTGTCGATGATAATAAATATACAATTGCGAATAAATCAAATTTATATAATAATATTCAAAAATATTTACCTCTCAAAAATAATTTAGTTCAACAAATTGATGTCAACATCCAAAAAATACACTCAAAACAAGATAATATTAATAAATATCATAAATATTTTAATAACAAAAATAAATCATCTATTTGGATATTTAAACCCGTTGGTGGATTCTCTGGAAAATTCATTAAAGTATTCGATAAATTTAATCCATTCTCTAAATATATACAACAAATGATTCATTTACATCATAATAAATTTCATATGTATGATAAAATAGATAAAAATAAATTAAAAAATACAAATAATTTATCTAAAGATTTCTCTCAATGGGTTCTTCAAGAATATATTGATAATACTCTCCTTATAGATAATCGTAAATTTCATATGAGGGCTTATTTTTTATATTATATCAAAAATACCATTAAACATGGATATATGTCATCTATTTATGAAATCGCACTTGCTAGAGAACCATATATTAAAGGAAATTATTATGATAGTAAAATACATGATACACATTTTTATGATGGACATCAACCTCGTTATTTTCCAAGAGATTTTCCATTTACAGATGATATCAAAAATAAAATTGTTGAACAGGTAAATTTTATCGGGACATTTTTACTTAAAGAAATAAATTCAAAATGTTATAATGATGCTAAGAATTGTTTCGAAGTATTTGGAATTGATTTAATGGTAGATACTGATTATAATGTTAAATTAATTGAAGTTAATACTAAAATAGGGTATCCAACACCAGATAATGATGAAATGAATTTTTGTGAAAAATTAACATCTGGTATTATTCAGACCGTTATTGATGATTTTTATCCTGAATTCAAAAACAAAAATAAAAACAAAAATAAAAATAAAAATAAAAATAAAAATCAGAATGAATTTTTTCATTCAATCACGATACAGCCTCCCACGCCGATGCTCATTGTCCATGAATGAACATGATGACAGCCCGCCTTTCTCGCCCCTGATTGCGCGAGCAATAATAGCGAGAGTCAAAGAGAAGGTATCCGAGGAGGACCTTCTCTGAAGAGAGCACAGCAAAGCACGAAGTCAAATTTGACCTCGTATCGTCGGGGCAGGATGGAAGTTGCTCTTGCAACTCTCTGGGCAATCCTGACAACAGCTGCTCCACTTGCATGAATTCGATCCCGTAGCACTGTCTGAAACTAAAGGACCTTGCTCGCAGCCGGAGGACTTGCTCGGAGATCTTTTCCTTAGTTGAGGCGATCCGTTCGTCAGCCACAACAAACTTGCCGCAAACATCCTTCGTAAACCATCCATCAAGAGCATCGAACTCCTCTTCGTTCAAGACCATGGAGATGAAATTGACACTCGAATGAGACACGGAGGTCGACATATCAAATAACTTCGAAAGTCTGAAGAAATATTATTATATAAATAGTATTACAATATTCAATTTTTCAATAGATGTGTATCTAAAATGGGTTAAAAAAATTTCGAATGATGTTTTTTGATTAAATTTGATAATTCAACGATGTGAATGTTTATTTTTTTTGATATCTTACAATAGCCTTATTTGCTTTAGCCTGATTCAAATATTTTTGACCCAACCTTATCTCATTTAGATTTGGTGAATAATCACAATATTGAGAAAAGTTTGACTGGTTCAACCTTATCTCATCTGTCAAACTTGAACAATCAATATATTGAAGTGAATTGGGAAGTTTTGGGGGCAACTGATACAATTTAATTGGTCGCTTGGGTTCTCCATTTCGAACCAATTCAGTTAGGCTTTTCTCCACACCTTTGATAACATCATCAATAGACAGAACCAGAACGGATTCATAATCATTTCTCATAGCACCATATGTATAAAAAGGACAATTTGTATCCTTTGTAAGAACATATTCAACTGGATTGTGAACATTTGTTGGGTCAATCTGTTGAATAGTTAATGTAAACTCATTATATTCAACAATCTCCAGATTCTTATACCCTTCTTTCTTCAGAAATCCATGTGGGTCTTCTGAGGGAATACTAATATAATCTATACGCTCCATATGAATTTGTGATGAATCAATTAATTCAATTGATTAAATTTTATATATATTAATTATTCAAAATTAATTCAATTTTACAAATGGATGTTAAAATGGATAAAAAAAATTCGAATGATTTTTCAGAAAGAAATGTAATAATCATTTTCGATAGGTCTGTATTTTAGAACAAGTCGTTTACCGTTATGTGTAATATCGATATATTTATAATTTTCATAAATAATAATCCATGTATTTATAAGGCATCCATTTTTGTGTTCTTCCTTTAAAAACTCATATGGATCTTTTGCTGGAATCAAAATTGAATTCATCAGAATGTTTTCTTATCTTCGAAAATTATTGTTTTTATATTATTATATTTAAAAACTTCAATTTTTCATGTAGATGTATATATAAAATGAATGAAATAATGAATGAATGAAAAATAAAATTGATTTATAATAAATATATATTAATTTAGTATTTAATTTATGTTATTTGGGGTAAAAAACTGAAATGTATGAAGATTTATATAATTTTTGGTTTGATCCGAATGTAATAAAAAATATATGGTTTTCATCAACACCAACTGATGATAAGAATATTTATAATAAGTTTGGTCAATATTTATCATCATATAATCCAGATGATAAAAATATTAATCAGTATGTAATTAAAATTATTCTTCTAGACCAAATTACACGACATATTGATAGACATCTTAATCAAAATAAGTTATTATCAAATATGTTTTCCCAAGAAGCACTTAGAATGAGTTTAGAAATTATTGATAATAATTATCTATTCTTTGAAAAATTATTACCACCCGAACAAATAATGGTTTTAATGCCTTTACGTCATACTTTTGAAAAATCGTATCTAGAAAAATCATTAATGATTATTAATAAACTTAGGGAAAATGAAAAACATAATGGTTTTTATAGAAGATTTTGGATGGCTAATCTAATAAGTCTAGAAAAATATTTAGAAATTGATTTATTTAATCCATATATCGATTCACATCCAATTTGGAATTTTAATCAATCATTAATTTGTCCAACCGCGAAATTTAATCCAGAAGAATCACGTGATTATTTATGTCAAATTGAAAATGATAAATATCAATTTAAACGAGATAAAATAGAACAGTCATTTATAAATATTTTAGGTAAATCATCACAACGAAAAAACGTAATAATTTCATTATCCGGAGGTAGTGATTCAATGGTCGCATCATATATTTTAAAAAAAATAGGATATAATCTAATTGCGGTAATGGTTGTTTATAATAATCGTGATACTAGTCAATTGGAATTGGAATTTGTGAAGTGGTGGTGTTCAAAGATAGGGATTAAATTATATTATAGACAAATCACAGAAATTAAAAGAACACTTGACACGGATAGGGAATTTTATGAATCATATACACGTAAAGTTAGATTCAGATTATATCAATATGTATGTGATTTATTAGGAGAATCTGTAGCGGTTGTTTTAGGACATAATTTAGATGATACATTAGAAAATATATTTACGAATTTAAGAAAGTCGGTTAAAATTGATAATTTACTTGGAATGAATCATTTTCATGTGGAAAATAATATTAATATTTATCGACCAATGTTAGAAATTTGGAAAAATGACATAATGGAATATGCTCGAAAATATGGGATTCCATATTTATATGATTCTACACCGAAAGATTGTTGGAGGGGAATTTTGCGTCATAATGTTGTTTTACCGATTTTAAATTTAGAACATGGAGACCAAATTTTAAAAAGTATATATAAATTAGCGAATGATATAAAATTTATGATAAGTTTTTTCAAGAAATATATTATTGAATCAACTAAAATAATTAAAACAGATAATAAAATTATAATTGATTTTATTGATTATGATTTAATTTCAAATTTCATTTATTGGGATTTATTATTTGAACATTTATCCGAAGAAGAATTTAAATTATCAATACCTACTAATAATTCCATCCGAAGTTTAATTCAACGTCTAGAAGATATATTTATTAAAAAAAAATTAATGAAACATACTACATATGATATAATTAATTTAGAAAAAAATTTTATAGGTCATATTTATAAAAATCGTCTAGAACTAATTTTACTTTAATTTTTATTTATTAATTTTTGACTTGTTCTAGAATGTAATTTAATACATTTTTATCAATATCTTCAATATTTTCAAAACCTAATGATGATAAATCCAATTGAGACAAAATTGCCAGATCACTTTCTGAAAATTCAATTTCTTCATAATCTGAATCAGAAGCCAACTCATCATCACTTGGTTGATCATATGGAACACCAAAATATAAATAATTTGATTTTGTTGATGGTTGTTGATTTGTTAAATCTGTGCGAATATAAGCATCATTTACAGGTGTAAATTGTCCAACAAATGATTTAGTACCATTTGAAGTAATTACCGAAGTAAAATCATCAAAACCATCTTTTAATTGTTTTGCTAATTCTGGAAATTCCATGCCTCCAACTCCAGTTGCTAATCCACAACACATTAACTTTTTAATTTTCATTTGTGGATTAGTTGTAGTCATATTATGATGATTTATCATTGCTAGAATACCACAGAAAACATGCTGGGCGTTTTTAGTCATACTAACATCAGATGGAATTAACATTGTTGGTGCGGAAACTAAGAATTGTTTTGAATTTGGATGTTGAACAAGAATACATGAACCAATCGGTAAATATTTTTTATTCATTTTATTAATTTGTCCAATTTGTTCAATACGTTTCTTAACTAAAATACTAATATCTTGTAGAACAAAATCATCGAGATAATAATCAATACCACCATTCATTTCACCAAAGGAATTAGCAGGTGAAACCCAACATACATTTTTTTCAGTTGATGAATTAAGAAATTCGGGAGATTCTAGAATAGATTGTGTTCGAAAACTAAATGTAATTTTGCGTTGTGGATCATTAAATTCAAGACCATCAAATAAAGTTTTGGTTTCCTTTTCAAAATCTGGTTTATGATCAAAAAATACAATTTCTAATTGATACTGTTGTGTCATTTATATTAAATTACAAATTACTTATTACTAAATTATATATTATTACTAAATTATATATTATTACTAAATTATATATTATTACTATATTCAAATGGAAATCAATTTTTTATTTAATATGGTGGGGGTAATTTTATTAAATTATTTTTGTGCGTTTGATGTTGATTATTTTTTTTATAAATAAAAATTGATTTCGGTATAAAATTAATATTAAATATTGTTTTTAAATTATTAATATCAAAAACCAATTATAAATTAAAACCAAATACGAAAAAATGACTTCTTTATTATATGGTTTACATTATTGTTGTCCAACAACACAACAGAAAACACAAGTTCCATTATATTTAAGAAAAATCGATGGTGAATTTCACGATTATGAATATAATATTACTGAAACTCATTGTTATTTATATCAACCTAATAATAATACATTTACAAATGAATTATTTAGATTTTTAGGTGGTAATAACCAAAATACTAATCAAGAAATAAATACTGAATTTACCTTTCCAAATACTGAAACTGTTATTTATAATTTTCGTTATAAAATTGATGATGGACAATGGACAGAAATGATTGTTGAACCGAAGGCAAAAGCTGATGAAAAATATCAAAATGCGGTTAAATCTGGACATCAAGCATTTTTAGCAAAGGAAAATTCAAGTGGTGGATTATATACTGTTAATATTGGTCGATTAAAAGTAAATCAAATGGTATGGATACAATTTGCTTATCATTCATATTACCAAATTACTTCATCATCATTTAATACAAAAATACAATTGACTAAAATACCAACATATAACAGAATAGAAGATAAAATAGATAATAATCAACCTAAATTAGTTAATGGAACTCAAATGGATTATGGTATATATTTTAGTGGTAAATTTTATCAAACATCAATGAAATTTAAATTATCATTTTATGGTGATTTAGAGAGTATATTTGAAACTGATAATGGTTTAATTGAAATTAATAAAATAAATTTAAGTGGAACAAAGGATTTGGGATTAAGAATTGTTTTGGATGAAGAAATTAAAAGTTCAGTTTCTGGATGGATAAATCCGGAGACAAATGAGAAGTATCTTCAAATTGTTTGGGCGAATTATATGAAAAATCAAATTCTAGATAACACAAAAATAACGAATGATGATTGGGAAATAATAGGATGTGTTGAAAATGAAAAACAAGATGAAATTATTCAACGTTTAATGATAATTATAGATGGTTCAGGTTCTATGATGGGAGAAAGAATTGAAAATGCTAAACAAGCAACATTATTGGCATTACAAGATATACCTGAAAATTATTTATTATCAATGGCTGTATTCGGGACATCAAATATTTTCACACCATCTGGAACAAGATTAATTAATGATTTACAGAATACAATTCGAGAAGGATATCATGAAAATACATATTGTGATGTATGTCATATAAATCCGATTCCGGGGAATAAATATGTTTGTAAGATTACGCCGGATTATGATTTATGTTCGAATTGTTATTCTAGATTGGAAAACGGAATTAAAATTGCGAATGTTAATTATCAACCAAGTGATTTTGAGAGAGTAGCACCACGACCAAGAAATCCAGATTTTAAATCATTGGATATTAATAATTTTTGGCGTAATTATACATCTCAAAATTTAAATGTATTTCGTAATTTTGTAAATACACATGTAAATTCTAATTATGGTGGAACTGAAATTTTTAATGTTTTAAATGAAGCATACGCACGTTTTAATTTAACTTCAGATCCATCAAAGAAATATCATAACAAAATAATTTTCTTAACTGATGGTGGAGTTTCTGAAACTCAACAAAATGATATTATTAGATTAATAAAAGATAATTCCAAAAATACAACTTTATTTAGTCTTGGTATTGGTTCTGGAACTGATACAAATTTTCTAAAATCCATGGCACGTGTCGGAAATGGTCTTTCTGTTCAAATTAATAATGTTAATGATATTCCTGATCATGTTCAAATGATTATAAAATGTATATCTAATCCAAATTTACGTAATGTTAAATTTCATTGGGTTGGGATGGAAGTTGAGGAAGCATCGATTAAACCAAGTGATGTTTTATTTCATAATGAACCATATGTAATTTTAGGTAAAATTATTAAGGAAGATGAAGGTGAAAATGTTCAACATAAAATTACATTATCAATGTCTTATAATGATGAACAAATTAATATTATTTCTCTAGATTTAAACGAAATAAATGAAAGTAATTTCCCTCTAGATCGTGCTTTTGCCAGTGCGTATATTAAAAAATTAATTGATTATCCAGAATCTGTTCCTACACTTAACAAAGCTCAAAGAATTGAAAAAATTACACAATTAGGTTGTAAATATGGTTTGATTACTCCTTTTACATCTGCTGTTGCTGTTGAATATCAAGAGAATCCTGATGGAACTAGAATACCTGTCAAAGTTCAAATTCCCCTTGCTAGTCCATTAGAAAATAATATTTATACGCATGTTGAAAGACAAGTCGCCCCTCGAACATTTGGAACTCATTCATTTTCAAATTATTCGTATGCTCTCAATACATCATTATCATCTGGTAGTTATCGTTCGATGGTTTCAAATGCTTCATCGAATATAAATAATTATTTAAATCAAAAAAGAGAAGAAGAGTGTGATGATGATGTTTTTGAAATGTTCTTTGATAGTAGTCCTAGATCAAAGAAAACAAAGAGTGTTTTAAGTTCAAATGAAACAACGAATAATCAAATGAATAGTCAAATGAATAATCAAAGTAAAACTGATACAATATTAACGAGATTACGTAAATTAGTTTTATTAAAGAAAGATGATAATAAATGGGAACTCAGTGATGATTTATTGAGATATATTGGTTTAACTAAAAATCAAGCAAATGAAATGATGGATAAAATGATAGATATTGAAGAACAATTAAGACCAACATATTTGGTAATAGCTTTCTTTCATAATCATTTAGATTTATCGCATGTTTGGCATGGTGTATTTCAAAAAGTTGTTAAATCATATTTTCAAAATAAATCAACTCTAGAAAATGATTTATTACAATTTTCAACAATAATTCAACAATAATTCAACAATAATTCAACAATAATTCAACAATAATTCAACAATA